ATGAAATTACTAGAATAAACAATGAGAAAGAATTAATAGATGTTTTCGGCACACCTGGTGTTGGAACAACTGATAGACATTATGAGTGCTGGTATTCAGCAGCGAATTTTCTTTCATATGGTGGTAAGTTAGATATAGTAAGATCAGCAGGTGGAGATCTAAACAACGCAAATGCGGGTGTAAACACTTCTGCTCTTGGTGGTATCTACGGTAGTTCACTCAAAGTTGAGAACTACGATGATTGGAACAACAATCACCAAGATGATACAACATGGTATTTCGCAGGTAAGTATCCTGGCGATTACAACAACGGAGTAAAGGTAGCAGTTATCGACAACTTCGCTGATCAGACAGTGACACCAACATTTACAGGTGGTGACATTTCTGCAGTCGTTGTTGGTGCAGGTGTTACTCAGGCATTGACTGGAGTCACAGTCGGTGTTGGTACAACTGCTGCTGCAAGCGGTATTCTAAAAGGAATTGTCGCTGGTAAATCCGCAACTACAGTTGATGTCAAGATTGTAAGTACAGTCATAGGTGGTACAGAAACATTAGTTGACTATCAATCAAACTCACAGTTCGAGTTCAAAGACGGGACTGCGTTGTACTTTACTAATGCTTCAGGAACAAACGTTGCTTCATCAGCAGGTGGAACTCCTTCGCATGTAGTGGTTGATTGGTATGATCAGCAAAACATTCTTACAAGTGTGGCAGATGGAGGAACAGACCTCACCACAGTAAAATGGAGAGCAGTACTCAACAAGCCGAAAGATAGCAACTTTACAAGATCTAGAAACGGTAGAAACGACGCACTCAACATTGTAGTTGTAGACGTTGATGGTAAACTCACTGATGAACCAGGATCTATCGTAGAGAAATTTGGTAATTTATCTAAAGCATCTGATGCTCAAGGTATAGGCGGAGCACCAATCTACTACAAGAATTTCCTTGCATCTAACTCAGAGTATATCTGGTCTGGACAACATGTGACTGCTGCAGATGATGCACATCATGGCACAGTCGTTACAGCATCTGGTTACTCATCTGGTTTCACTGCAGTCACAGACGCAGCTGGACAATGGGGACAAGAGGCAAGAAACAATAAGTTCTCTTCAATCGGTAATGCAAGTTACAAGTTTGAATCAGGAAGAGATTACACAGGAATAGGTCTATATGACCCATCACTAGGTGATATACTAACTGCATACGATAAGTTCAATGATGACGTAAACAGCGACATCAGATTCTTATTACAAGGTAGTGCACATAAGACTAAGGAAGAAGAACAGGCGAAAGCAAACAAATTGATTTCTATCTGTGAGTTGAGAAAGGATTGTATTACATTCATCTCACCAAACAGAGCATCAGTTGTAAACGTTGCTGACCCTGCAGATCAACTCAAGAATACATTGAGTTTCTTCGGTCCTATCACAGCATCATCTTATGCAATATTCGATACTGGTTATCAGTACGTATATGATAGGTTCAATAAGAAGTTTGTTTACATACCATTATCATCAGACATAGCAGGTCTATGTGTAAGAACAGATAGGGATCAGTTCCCATGGTTCTCACCTGCAGGTTTGGTAAGAGGTGGACTAAACTTCACAGTCAAGTTGGCATTCAACCCTGCACAGGACGCAAGAGATCAGTTGTACTCTCAGAGAATCAACCCAGTTATCTCAAGACCTGGCGACGGTGTAATTCTATTCGGTGACAAGACTGCAATGGCAGTTGAGAGTGCATTCGATAGAATCAACGTAAGAAGATTGTTCATCACTCTTGAGAAAGCAATCGAGAACGCTGCTAAGTCAGTGCTCTTTGAACTCAACGATGCTGGAACTAGACAAAACTTTGTCAATATCGTCGAACCATTCCTACGTGATGTACAAGCAAAGAGAGGTATTCAAGACTTCTTACTTGTTTGTGACGACACAAACAACACACCTGATGTAATAGACCGCAATGAGTTCCTTGCTGACATATTCATCAAACCAGCAAGATCAATTAACTTCATTGGTCTAACATTCGTTGCTACAAGAACTGGAGTTTCCTTCAGTGAAGTTGTAGGAACTGTGTAATAGGAGACCCACACAATTATGGCATTAGACAGAAACATTTTTTCCATACCAAATAATGAGAGGTCAATTGACTCTTTCAAATCAAGGTTGGTACAGGGTGGTGCTCGTCCAAACCTCTTCGAGGTTGAGATGGACTTCCCTTCAGGTGTAGGTATTTTCGATGAAGAGATTGAGAATACAAGACACAGAATGATGATCAAGGGTGCACAGTTACCTGCATCAAACATCGCTGAAGTTGTTGTTCCTTTCAGAGGAAGACAACTCAAGGTGGCAGGTGATAGAAGATTTGATCCTTGGACAATCACAATCATCAATGATGGAGATTTCAAACTTAGAGAAGCGTTTGAAAGATGGTCAAACTTCATCATCAAAGTATCCGACGGATCTGGTACAATCAACCCATCTGACTACTTTGCAGACTGGATTGTAAACCAATTAGGTCGTGCATCTACTGACCTCAACACAAGAGGAGAGAATAGTAGTGCAACACTACCAGTGCTTAGAAGATATCAAATGCATGGTTGCTGGCCAAGTCAGGTGAGTCCTATAGAACTATCATACGACACAGCAGACGTAATCGAAGAATTCCAAGTTACCCTCCAAGTTCAGTGGTGGGAAGCATATGATGGTAATTCTAACGATTCTGTAGTATAATAAATAGGTCAACACAGTAGAATATAATTATGGCAAAGCTTTTTGGGTTTGGGCTACCTGAACCCAACAAGGAGAACAAGAATATTATCAGTCCTGTTCCTCAGAATAATGAGGATGGGGCTGATTATTTTCTGTCCAGTGGATTTTACGGTCAGTATGTAGATATAGAAGGTGTATTTCGTACAGAGTTTGATGTAATAAAAAGATATCGTGATATGTCACTTCACCCTGAGTGTGACACAGCGATTGAGCATGTAGTAAATGAAGCGATTGTATCTGATAGCAACGATAGTCCTGTTGAAATCAATCTTGATAACCTTCCTGTTAGCGAAAATCTAAGAAAAGTTATAAGAGAAGAGTTCAAGGGTGTCAAAGACTTACTGCAGTTTGACAAAAAAGCACACGAGATATTCAGAAACTGGTACGTAGATGGTAGACTATACTATCACAAGGTAATTGATGTACAAAAACCAGACGAAGGTATACAAGAAGTAAGATATATTGACTCTCTCAAACTCAAGTTGATGAGAGTGCAGAAGAAAGATAGAGGACCTAAAGGCACACAGGGAATACCTGTTCTACCATACAATGAAAGGGATGCTGTTAGAGACGCTGAAGTAAAAGAATTCTACACATACTATCCTCAAGGTATGGCACAGAAGTATGGTTCAGTTGCAGGTAAAGGAATAAAAATAGCAAAGGATTCAATATGCCATGTGCATTCTGGATTAGTAGATAGAAATAAAAAACTTACTCTCTCTTATCTTCATAAAGCAATCAAGGGACTCAATCAATTACGTATGATTGAGGACTCTCTTGTGATCTACAGATTATCAAGAGCACCTGAGAGAAGAATATTCTATATTGATGTTGGTAATCTTCCAAAGGTAAAGGCAGAGCAATACCTACGTGACGTGATGTCTCGCTATAGAAACAAGTTAGTATATGATGCTAACACAGGTGAGATCAAAGATGACAAGAAGTTCATGTCTATGCTAGAGGACTTCTGGTTACCACGTAGAGAAGGTGGTAGAGGCACAGAGATTTCTACATTACCTGGTGGACAGAACTTAGGTGAACTTACAGATATTGATTACTTCCAGAAGAAATTATATCGTTCACTCAATGTACCTGAGTCACGTATTGGTGCTAATGACGGATTCAATCTAGGTAGATCATCTGAGATACTCAGAGACGAACTTATGTTCAGTAAGTTTGTAGGTAGATTGCGTAAGAGATTCAGTGGTTTATTTGTTGACCTACTCAAGACTCAACTTATACTCAAGAACATATGCACTCCCGAAGATTTCGAGAAGATGGCAGAGCATATACAGTTTGACTATAAGTATGATAATCATTTTGCAGAACTCAAGGATCATGAGTTGATGACTGAGCGTCTCAATATCATGGTTGCTATTGAACCCTACATCGGCACATACTATTCAAGAGATTATGTAAGACGTAAAGTTCTACGTCAGACAGATGAAGAGATCGAAGAAATGATGCAAGAGATGGAAGAGGAAAATGCATCAGGAGTTGGTGTACCATTAGAGACGCAAAATCAAATGGTTCAAGGTAGAATTGATGCAGATGTAGAAGCAGCAAAAGCACTAGGAAAGACACCGAAGGAACCAGATATAGCAAACTCTAAGGGAGAAGGGGCAACTGAAGCACCCTCAATAGATATCAAGAAGGCGAAGATATAAATAACACTAAGTGTTTATTTAAAATTAGTTTATGGAACCGCATGAAATTGTAGATCTTGTCGGCACAGACGCACCTTCTTCGGAAGTATCTGATGCTATTAAGCAAGCACTACTTGTGAAATCGGCAGCGAAAGTTGACGCTATAACTCCTGATGTTGCAAACGCTCTGTTCGGAAATAAACCCGAAGAAACAGAAGACGAAGTAGCACCAGAAGCAGAGGCAGAGACAGAAACAGAAGTAGACGCTTCAATTGATCAAGATCAAGAAACTGAACAGGAAGAAGAATGAGTGCATCACAACCACTTAAATTAGTAACGGATATTGGCGAGGTATCAAGTGCAAACGCAACCTCTGCAGTAACGTCTGCTCAAACTGTGAAGACAGGTGTACTTTACGTTGTTTGTTCAGATGCAAAAGCAGCAGGTCATATCGCTGTTTGCAACACTGCAAA